TTACTTCAGTATATCCTACTATTTCTTCAGGTCAGACTACAAAAATTCTTTTAACATCTACACCTTTGGGTTATAATCATTTCTGGAAATTTTGGAACGAGGCTGAACAAGGATTAAATGGATTTACTCCTTTATTCATTAGCTATAAGGAAATTCCCGGTAGAGATGAAAAATGGGCAGCAGAACAACGGGCGATGCTCGGTGAACTTAAGTTTAATCAAGAAGTTCTTTGTACCTTTCTCGGATCATCCAATACTTTGGTTAGTCCTGACGCAATCGGTAAAATGTCTACTAAGCAGCCAATTTATTCCAAAGATGGGTTGGATATATACGAGGAACCTGAGGAAGACCACGTATATATGCTTGTAGCAGATACATCTCGGGGGGTTGGTGGAGATTACTGCGCATTTGTTGTTATGGATATTACTTCGTATCCGCATAAAGTAATTGCCAAATATAGAAATAACAAAATAAGTCCGTTAGTTTTCCCCAATATTATTGCCAAAGTAGCGAAAGATTATAACCGGGCATACTGTCTAATTGAGATTAATGACAACGGACAACAAGTTGCAGATTCATTATATATAGATATGGAATATGAAAACGTATTCTTTGTAGGATCAAATTCTAAGACTGGTCAGTTTCTATCTGGAGGATTTTCCCCGGGCGCTACTTTAGGTGTAAGAACTACAAAACTTGTAAAACGATTGGGTTGTACTGCGTTTAAGAGTTTGGTTGAAAGTACGAAATTACTAATTCACGATGTAGAAATCATAAGTGAAATATCTACGTTCATTGAAGTTCGGGGATCGTTTAAAGCCGACGAAGGATATCACGATGACTTAGTGATGTGTTTGGTGTTATATGCATGGGCAACAAATGAGGCATTCTTTAAAGATTTAACAGATACAAATTTGAGAAAAATATTGTATGAAGAACAATTTAGACAAATTGAAGAAAATTTAACTCCGTTTGGTTTTATTGACGGGGGACAAGATGAAAATAAAACTCCAGAAGTAGTAAATGGGGATCTTTGGTTTCCCGAAGAAAAGAATAAATCGTTGGATACATTTCAACAGGAGCTTCTTGGTATTTTTAAGTAAAATGTCTAAAAGGCGATATTTATAAATAAATAGACATGAATTAATTTAGAGCTGTAATTCTATAAAATTTTAAGGAGAATACAATGGCATTCCAACTTTCACCTGGAGTTCTGGTAACTGAAGAAGATCGCACTAATATTGTGCCTTCCGTTGCTACAAGCGCAGGAGCAATCGCGGGTGCATTCAAATGGGGGCCTGTAGACCAAGTTACGGTTGTAGAATCGGAAAATAACTTAGTATCAAAATTTGGTTCTCCTAATGATGCAACTGCGGGATATTTCTTTACTGCGGCAAATTTCTTATCATATGGCAACAATCTCAACTTAGTTAGAGTTGTAGATAAATCGGTTGCAAAAAATGCGGTTTCATTATCATCTGGCGGAGTGGTTAGTGTAGATACAAGTGCCAGCCAAGAAGTTTATCCTACAGGATCTAGATTAACTGCAGTTTTTGCTGACCCTGGCAATGCTGGTCAGCAAGCTAGAGGAAATGTTGTTCTTGCAACAACCGGAAGAATTAGTCCGATATCAGTAACAGTACAAGGACTAGGATATGCTAATGCACCTAGAATAACGATCGAAGGTGATGGTTCTGGTGCAACTGCTAATGCTGTTATTTCTGGCGGACGTGTTATTGGCATTAATTTAATAAGTCCTGGTTCTGGATATAGTCAAATCAATGGAATTTATATTGATCCAACTGGCGGAGATAATCCTTCGACTACTGCTATTGCATCTGCAACAATTCTTAAAAAAGTTGCTAATATATTAATTACTAATCCGGGTACAGGTTATACATCTGCACCTAATGTTGTAATTTCTGGTAATCTATATAATTCTACAACAATAACGAGTTTTACCGGTAATACTACTATTCAAACTGCAGGACAGTTGATTACAAATGACGAAGTTTATAGAGAAGCGTTTTCGTTAGGTAATAGTTTATTCGGCGAATTTGCTGCTAAGTATCCTGGTTCTATAGGTAATGCTATAGAGATATCTGTAGCAGATGCGGATACTTTTGCTGGTTGGGAATATTCTGCAATTTTTGGATCTGCTCCAGGTACATCTGCATCTGTAGAAGCCCGTGGCGGTATGAATGACGAAATGCATATCGTAATTGTAGATGCAACTTCTGAAATTTCTGGAGTAGCTGGTACAATATTAGAAAAATATTCTTATGTATCAAAGGCATTTGATGCAAAGAATTCTGATGGATCTACAAATTATTATGTCGATATATTAAATAATCAATCGGCGTACGTTCGTTGGTTAAAGCATCCTGAGGATGGTACAAATTGGGGAACTGCTTCGGTAAATACCGAATATACTAGTTTGACAAATAGTATTACTACCGTATTATCTGGAGGTGTAGATGGTAATATGGTAACTTCTGGTAATTTAATCGCAGGGTATTCATTATTCTCCAACGATGAATTATACGACGTTAGTTTAATTCCGATGGGTCCTATTACAGATTCGGGTGTAATTAATTCTGTAGTTTCTCTTGCAGAAACCAGAGGCGATAGTATGGTATTTATTTCTCCCCAATATTCGGATGTGGTAAATACTAGCGACCAAGAAACAAAAATTGTTAGTTTTAGAAATACATTAAATATCAATTCTTCTTATGCTGTTATGGATAGCGGATGGAAATATCAATATGATCGTTACAACGATAAGTATAGATACATTCCTTTAAATGGAGATATTGCTGGTCTTGCTGCAAGAACGGATTATATTGCTGATCCTTGGTTCTCTCCTGCGGGATATAATAGAGGCGTTATTAAGAATGTAGTTAAATTGGCTTATTCTCCATCTAAGGCAGATAGAGATATTCTTTATAAAAATGGTGTAAACCCAGTAGTTACTTTCCCGGGTCAGGGTACAGTATTATTTGGTGATAAGACATTATTATCTCGCCCAGGATCATTTGATAGAATTAACGTTCGTAGATTGTTTATTGTTTTAGAAAAAGCAATTGCAACTGCAGCAAAATTTCAATTATTTGAATTTAATGATCCGTTTACTAGAGCACAATTTAAAAATCTTGTAGAACCATTCTTACGAGATGTTCAGGGTAGAAGAGGTGTTACAGATTTCCGTGTTGTTTGCGATGAAACAAATAACACCGCGGCAGTTGTTGATCGTAACGAATTTGTTGCGGACATCTTCATTAAGCCTGCTCGTTCAATTAACTACATTCAATTGAATTTTGTTGCTACAAGAAGCGGCATTTCTTTTGAAGAAGTAGGCGCTTAATATAAAAGGGGCATAAAATGGCTATACAGTTTAATATTGAAACATTTAAATCGGAACTTAATAACGGTGGAGCTAGACCGAATCAATTTGCGGTTCAGTTATCCTTCCCTAATTATGTTGCTTCTCGTGCAGCAGCAACAGCAAAGGGACCGTTTTTAGTTACTACTGCAGAATTACCAGGGCAAACCATTCCGGAAGCTACGGTATTCTATAGAGGTAGACAAGTACATATGGCTGGCGATAGAAACTTTACACCTATTACGTTTACCGTACTTAACGATTCAGGTTTCACTATTCGTACTGCGATTGAGCAGTGGATGGAAGGAATTGAAGGACTAAATACTAAGACGGGTAGATTAAATCCTTCTACGTATCAAACAGATATGTACATTTATCAATTGGATAGAAATGGTGCGATCTTAAAGCAATATAAATTAAGAAATGCTTTCCCATTAGATTTGGGTGCAGTTCCTCTTTCTTTTGAAGCAAATGATCAGCTATCTTCTTTCCAAGTATCGTTTAGATATCAGTCTTTTGAGTTTAGTACAAATCCTTCTGAACAACTATTAAACGCATTGACAAATCTAAATTAAACTTTATTATAACTTGAAATAAAATTATGGCAATTAAATTATTTGGTTTTACCATTAGCAGTGATGATGAGTATAAAAACTTAAAATCTCAAGCGGTAGCTACTCCAATCAGCGATGATGGGGCAACTACCGTTCAGGGGTCTGGATTTTTCGGTACTTATCTCGATATGGATGCTTCGGCAAAATCTGAAACTGAACTAATTACCAGATACAGAGAAGCATCTATGTATTCCGATTGCGCAGCAGCAATCGACGAAATTGTAACTGAAGCAATTGCCGCGGTAGATGACGAACCTCCGGTTAAAATTTATCTAGACAAATTAGATATTCCGGATGATATAAAAGAAACTATTGATTTAGAATTTGAAAATGTTTTAAAATTATTAGATTTTAATACCAAAGCGCATGATACATTCAAGCGTTGGTATGTGGATGGTAGATTATACTACCAAAAAATTATTGATAAATCTGCACCAAAACGAGGAATAGTAAATTTAATTCAATTAGATCCTCGTAAAATTAAAAAGGTCAGAGAGGTTAAAAAAGATAAAGATAAAAATACGGGACTAGATCTAATTAAGTCCATTGACGAGTTTTTTATCTATAATGATAAAGGCATTCTTTCTAATGTGAATGCTTCATCATCTACACAAAATCAAGGTATAAAGATTAGCAAAGATGCAATTTGCTATGTACCTTCGGGTGTAGTTGATACTGAAAAGAATGTAGTAATTAGCCATTTGCATAAAGCAATTAAGCCAATTAATCAGTTAAAAATGATGGAGGACTCTTTAGTAATCTATAGATTATCGAGAGCTCCTGAACGTAGAATATTTTATATTGACGTAGGTAATTTGCCAAAAGTTAAAGCCGAACAATATTTAAAAGATATTATGGCAAGATATCGTAACAAGATTGTATATGATTCTAACACCGGCGAAATACGAGATGATAGAAAATTTATGTCCATTCTTGAAGACTTTTGGTTGCCTCGTAGAGAAGGCGGCAAAGGTACAGAAATTACAACTCTACCCGGCGGAGAAAACTTAGGTAGCATTGACGACGTAAATTATTTCCAAGTTAAATTATATCAAGCTTTGAATGTTCCTTTATCTCGTATGCAGGCACAGCAGGGTATTTCTTTTGGTAGAGCAACGGAAATTACTAGAGATGAATTAAAATTTGCCAAGTTTGTTTCTCGAATGAGAAAGAGATTTAATGAATTATTTGACGATTTATTAAAGACGCAGCTTGTCTTAAAGGGTGTTATTGTTGATGCCGATTGGGATATTATTAAAGATAAAATCCAATATCGGTATACTCAGGATCAGTATTTTGAGGAAATGAAAACCTCAGAAAACATTCGTAACAGAATAGATTTATTAAACCAAATTCAACCTTTTGTTGGTACATATTTTAGTAAAGATTACATTATGAAAAATATCTTGAGAATGACTGAAAATGAAGTTCAACAAATGAACACCCAGATTGAACAGGAACCACCGCCACAACCGATAGTACCTGATCAAAATCCTGGTCAATAATAGTTTATAAATATAACATCGAGGAATAAAATATGTCATCAGAAGTAATTCAACACATGGTAAATAGTATCATTGCTGGTAGTAATAAAGAAGCATTGGATGGATTTCAAGCTTCTATTAACGACAAACTAAATGCCGCTATTCAAAATCAAAAAATTGTAGTTGCTGCAGCATTGACAGCACTAGACCCTAAAACGGAAGAATAATGTCCAAATACTTAGATGAAAAATTAACGGCGGGAGATCCCGTAGGAAAATGGATACACGATTTTGTGCATTCAGATAATCCAAAATTCGCCGGAAAATCTAAGAAAGAAAGAATAAAGCAAGCTTTGGGTGCAGCATATTCTGCAAAAAAAGAATTGCAAAAGGAAGATTATGATTCTGGGGAATATGATTATGAGGGAGATATGGCCAAGTCCGATCTTCGCTCTATTATCTATAATGCAAAAATGCTACATGATATGATAGAAGCTAATACAAATCTACCAGAATGGTTGCAAGCAAAAATAACTAAAGCAGAAGATTATATTTCTTCTGCGGCAAATTATATGCGAGCAGAACAAGATAAGGAAAAATAAAAAATGGCAACCGTACGAATTATAAAGAATGTAAAACAACAGGCAGTTGTTAAATTTCTTGGACCGGGGTCGGCCACTTTAGATTTAGCTTCCCTGGCAAATTTAAATCAATCTGCAAACGTAGCTTTTGATAGATCGAATAGTAAAGTATCTATTCAGGCTATGTGGAGTAGCGCAAATGGATTCGTAACAGTATCCAGAGGTAGTAATACTATTCTTAGAATAACAGATGGTCCAATGAATTGGGATTTCGCTCAATCTATGGGTGTTGTTGATGATGATAGTGTAAATGCAAATATTACCGTTAGTTTTGTAAACGATGGTACTGTTATTTTATCGTTATCTAAACCCGCAGGATATACCTATCCTAATACGCAAAATACTCCAGGAGGCTAATAATGAAATTACTTAGAGAAGTTGCTCAGGAATTAGGCTACCTAGTAGAAGATAAAGGTACTGGCCCTAAAAGTGTTTTCATTGAAGGCATTTTTGCGCAGGCAAATAAAGGCAATAAAAATGGCAGATACTATCCAGAATCTGTCATGAAAAAAGAAGTTGAAAGATATAATAATCTTATCAACGAAAAAAGATCGCTCGGCGAACTAGGGCATCCAGCAAATCCTTCAATCAATTTAGATAAGGTATCGCATCTTATTACTGAACTAAGAATGGATGGCCATAATGTAATAGGTAAAGCGAAAGTTTTAGATACTCCTATGGGATCTATTGCTAAAAATTTAATTGAAAATGGTGTAAAGCTTGGCGTATCTACTAGAGGCCTAGGTTCACTAAAAGCGAATAAAGATGGACTACAGGAAGTTCAAGATGACTTTCATCTTGCAACTGTGGATATCGTTGCTGATCCATCGGCACATGATGCTTTTGTTCAAGGCATTTATGAATCTGCAGAATGGGTTATGACTAATGGTGTATGGACAACCATTGATGCAGAAAATGCACAAGTCAAACTAAAAGCTGCAAGCACACAGAATCTAGAAGAAACAAAACTTCAAATTTTTGAACAATTTATTAACAAATTGTCTAGATAATCAAACTTATAAATATCATTGAGTAATTAATTTTTTAGGAGACTCTAATGTCGGTAGAAAATAAAATCAAAGAACTGTTAGGGCGTGTTGACGTTAAGGCTTCTTTAGCAGAGTCGTTAGATGCTTCAACCGTTTCTAAAGACACATCCATCAAGCCTGCTAATGCTGGTGATACAACTCAGCCTAAACAAGGTTCTTCTGCAGACGCCGACATAGAAACGCGCGAAGAAGACGAGCCAAATCAAGGCGCGGCAGTATCCAAAAGTATTAAGCAGAATACATTAACACAACAAGGTGCGGGCAATGCTCCAAACTTCACTACAGTTAAAGAATCTGAAGAACCAGATGAAGAAGCTGAAGAAGAAGGTGAAGTTACAGAAGAAGATATTGATACTAATATCGACTTATCCCCAATTTTTGGTGATGAATTATCCGAAGACTTTAAGACTAAAGCAACATCAATTTTTGAAGCAGCCGTTATTGCTCGCGTAAATAACGAAATGGAAAAAGTTGTTGTATCTTTAGAAGAAAAGTTTGAAGAGCAAGTAGAAGAATATAAACAAGAAATTGTTGAAAAAGTGGATTCATACCTTAACTATGTAGTTGAGAATTGGATGGAAGAAAATAAGCTAGCAGTTGAAAACGGTTTACGTACCGAAATCGCTGAAGACTTTATTTCTGGATTGAAGACGCTATTCAAAGAACATTATATCGAAGTTCCAGAAGAAAAATATAATGTACTTGAAGAATTGCAAGATAAAGTGGCAGAATTATCTGAGCACTTAGATACTCAACTAGAAAATAACGTTTCGCTTAATTCAGAACTTATGGGTCTTAAGAGAAAGTTGATCATCAAAGAGATGACCGACGATCTTGCAGACACAGAAGCAAGTAAGCTAAACAAGTTGTTGGAAGGTGTAGAATTTGACAGCGCCGATACATTTAAAGACAAGGTTAAAGTGATCAAGGAAAGTTATTTCCGTGCAGCTGAACCAAAGGCTAAAGATGTTTCGAATCAACAAATTTTATCCGAGGAAGTAAATGTACAGGAAGAGTCTTTCGATGGAAGTACCGTTTCTGTATATGCTAAAGCGCTTTCTAGAACAGTTAAAAAATAAATAAATAGACATTCTTAAAGGAGACACAAAGATGTTTTTATCGGAAAATTTACAACAAAAATGGGATCAGATTATTAATCACCCTGATCTTCCAGAGATCAAGGATTCCTACAAGCGTGCAGTTACATCTGTATTGCTAGAGAACCAAGAGAAGTCTTTACGTGAAGAACGTAGTGCTTTATTCGAGGCAGCTCCAGGCAACAACATTTCTGCAACTGGCGGTATCGACAAGTATGACCCGATCATGATCGGTTTAGTACGTCGTGCAATGCCTAACCTAATGGCTTATGACATCTGCGGCGTTCAGCCAATGACAGGCCCAACAGGTTTGATCTTCGCAATGCGTTCTATGTATGGTTCAGAGCGTGGTAACACATCTACTCGTACAGAAGCGTTATTCAACGAAGCAAATACGGCATTCAGCGGCGCAGGTACACACACCGGCACAGATCCATATACAGGCCAATCTACAGGTACTGGCGTATCTACAGCAGCAGCTGAAGCATACGGCACATCTGGCGGTGGTAGTTTTGGTGAAATGTCCTTCTCTATCGACAAGACAACAGTAACTGCTAAGACTCGTGCTTTAAAGGCAGAATACACTGTTGAATTGGCACAAGACTTGAAAGCAATCCACGGCCTAGACGCTGAGGCAGAACTTTCAAACATCTTGTCTCAAGAATTCATGTTTGAAATCAACCGTGAAGTTGTTCGTACAATTTACAACGTTGCTAAGCTAGGTTCTCCTGCAACAGCAACTGCTGGTACTTTCGACTTAGACGTTGACTCGAACGGTCGTTGGTCTGTAGAGCGTTTCAAAGGTCTTCTATTCAATATCGAACGTGATGCTAACCACATTGCACAAGATACTCGTAGAGGAAAAGGTAACTTCATCGTTTGCTCTGCAGACGTTGCAAGTGCATTAGCTATGTCTGGTGTTCTAGACTACGCCCCAGCTTTATCTACAGGCTTGAATGTTGACGATACAGGTAATACATTCGCAGGTGTTCTAAACGGACGCTTCCGTGTTTACATTGATCCATATTCTGCAAACCTAGGCGCAGCAAACCAGTTCTATATGGTAGGTTACAAAGGTACATCTCCATATGATGCAGGTATGTTCTATTGCCCATACGTTCCGTTACAAATGGTTCGTGCAGTTGATCCTAACAGCTTCCAGCCAAAAATCGGCTTCAAGACACGTTATGGTCTAATTGCTAACCCATACGTTACAAACGCTGCAGGCGCAAACGATGCAGATAGCTTCACTGCTAACCGTAATCAATACTATCGTAAGACAAGAGTTACAAATCTTATGTAATTGAGCCGGCGTTAGATCGGATTTAAAGGGGGAAGAAATTCCCCCTTTTTTTACCTTATAAATAATTGTATATAATGTAAAGGATTACTATATGGTTGATATTAATAAAGAATATATTGATAAAACAGTAAATCAAACAAACACTGAACGTGATCTAGATTTCTTAAGACCGAATTCGTTTAGGCTATCTTTTAAAGATTTGCCTCATACTGCCTTCACTTGCCAAGCAGTAAATATTCCGGCGATTCAAATGAATTATGCCGTAAGACCAACACCTTTTATTGACATCCCAACTGTAGGTGATAAAATGACGTTTGGGGATTTAACTGTTCGGTTTATTGTAACCGAGGGCATGTCAAATTATTTGGAATTGTATAATTGGTTAATAGGACTAGGTTTTCCAAAAGATTATACTCAGTTTTCTTCTTTTGCAAGTAAAAAGAAAACTAGTTTTTCGGTTAATAATAAACAAAATTATCCTGAAGTTTTGGCATACTCGGATGCAACTTTGTCTATTATGGACTCGACAAACAACCCTAAAGTAAATATAATATATAAGAACATATTTCCCGTTTCCCTTGGCGGTTTAGAATTCGACATCGTTTCGTCAACTGTTGATTACTTTGTAGCGTACGCGACGTTTAAATACTCCCTCTATGATATAGAGGTTTTATAATTTTTTGGAGTTATTATGACAAATACATTTTCCCCTCTTGATCTTCCTCCGGTTCCTAAAGCTGCAATTTCGGCAGCAGCATCTTCTGCAGCTTCATCTGCGCTGGAACCTAGAAAAATGGAAGTTAGCTTAGACAAACTTAGAAAAGAAAGTATCTTTATTGCTACACCATGTTACGGTGGTATGCTAACAGAAGCATACTTTCGCTCTACAGTGAAGCTTTTGACTTTCTGTAACCAACATCAAATTCCTGTGGCGTTTGGTACAATTGCTAACGAGTCTCTTGTTACTCGTGCTCGTAACGTTCTTGTTGCATATTTCTTGCACAGTAACTTTTCTCGTCTAATGTTTATTGATGCAGATATTGAATATCAGGTTGAGGACGTTATTAAACTTATTGCACATGACAAAGATGTTGCAGTAGGAGCATATCCTAAAAAGGGTGTTAATTGGCAACGTATTAAGCAGGGCATTCTTGATGCAGATGCTCCATTGAATGATGGACAAATTGCATCGTTTGGTTCCGATTACGCAATCAACTTTAAATTCTCCAACCGAGAAGAAAGACAGATCGCAATTGAAAATGGTCTAATTAGATTGCACGATGGTGCTACAGGTTTCATGATGATTAAGCGCGATGTTATTGATCGTATGATTGTACAATATCCCGAACTTAAATATAACAATGATTTGAATACTCCTCCAGAGTTGAATCCTCATTTTTATGCGTTCTTCGACACAATGATTGATCCTAAGGATAAGCGTTACTTATCTGAGGACTATTGTTTTAGTCGTCGTTGGCAAGATATGGGCGGAGAAATCTGGCTTGATCCTTCGATCTCTCTAAACCACTACGGTTCGTTCAATTTCCAGGGCAACCCTTCGCAAATTATTCAAATTAGATAACTATGAAGATCACTGACCTACAGGAAATGTGGGCAGAAGATTCTAAAATAGATGAACATAATTTAGGGCAGGAGTCTATTCGGACTCCTAACCTTCATGCAAAATATTTGAATTTTCTTTCCAGTACTAAATTGGCACTTCGCAAAGCTGAGTCCGATTACTATAACTGTAGAAGAAAAAAGTATCGGTACTATCGCGGAGAAATGACGAAGTCTGAACTTGAAGAAGAGGGTTGGTCTCAATGGCAAGGAACCAAACCATTGAAAAATGAAATGGATGAATATCTTCAAGTTGATTCTGATTTAATTAAATATACGGATAAAGTAGAATATCATAGAACTGTGGTATTTCAATTAGAACAAATACTTCGATCTCTTAATGGTAGGGCTTGGGAAATAAAGAATGCTATAGAATGGTTGAAGTTTACTAACGGTATGATGTAAATGTCAGATATAAAAATAAGAAAAAAAGATGAAGTACATTTATTAATTGATGCGGAACCCTCAATTGCTCAGGAATTAAATGATCATTTTTCATTTGATGCTCCTGGAGCAAAGTTTCATCCATTATATAAATCTCGTATGTGGGATGGAAAGATTAGATTGTTTTCCATGTTCACAAAAGAATTATATATTGGGCTCAAAGAATATGTCGAGCATTTTGCAAAAGAACGTGAATATACTGTAGACGATTCTCAATTTATTACGACCGCAGATTCTGTAACTTACGAGATGGTTAAGGAATTTTGCGAGGGATTAAATCTTGCTTCTCGAGATAAACCTATACAAATTAGAGATTATCAAATAGACGCTGTCTATCAAGCAATAACTAATGGTAGAAGATTATTACTATCTCCTACAGGTTCGGGTAAGTCTTTAATCATATATTGTCTAATACGTTGGCATGAAAAATTTGATCGACGACAACTCATTCTTGTACCTACAACCTCACTTGTAGAACAGATGTTTTCTGATTTTGCAGATTATTCCTGTCTCAATGGTTGGAGAGCTTCTGAAAACTGTCACAAGATTTATGGTGGTCATGAGAAATCAAATAATTATCCAGTTGTTATTTCTACTTGGCAGTCTCTATACAAACTTCCGAAGAATTTCTTTTCTACATTTGAGACAATCTATGGAGACGAGGCGCATTTATTTAAAGCAAAATCTTTAGCCGGAATTTTAAATAAGTGTATTACCAGTCCTTATAGAATAGGTACCACTGGTACTTTAGATGGCACACAAACACATAAACTAGTTTTAGAAGGTTTATTTGGTCCTGTTTATAAAGTTACAACTACAAAAAAATTAATAGGTGAAAAGGCTTTGGCCGATTTACAAATTTATAATCTTATTCTAAATTATTCTGACGAAGTAAAAAAGATAGTAAAGGGTTCTTCTTATCAAGAGGAGATGGACTTTATAGTTCAATATGAACCAAGAAATAGGTATATAAGAAACTTGGCATTGTCTCAAAAGGGTAATACTCTAGTTCTTTTTCAGTACGTAGAAAAACATGGTAAAGTCCTTCATGAAATGATTAAGGAAAAGGCCAAGGATGGTAGAAAGATATTTTTTGTCTTTGGTGGGACAGATACGGATCAACGCGAAAGCATTCGAAAAATTACTGAATCAGAAAATGATGCTATAATTGTTGCAAGTTATGGTACATTTTCTACAGGTATTAATATTAAAAATCTTTTCAATATTATTTTTGCATCTCCTTCGAAATCAAGAATAAGAAATTTACAATCTATTGGGCGAGGATTAAGAACAAGCGAAAATAAGACAAGTTGCAATCTATATGATATTGCAGATGATTTAACTTGGAAAGGCAAGAAAAATTATACCCTACTTCATATGGTTGAAAGAATTAAAATTTATAATGATGAGCACTTTAATTATAAAATGGTTAAGGTGGATATATGACAGTTTACTATAAAATTTTAAAACTAACTTCTTGCGAAAATATAATTTGTACTACTGAGGATGAGTATTCTGATTGGATTAATCGTAAAAGTATAATTTTAGTTAATCCTGTTGTACTTGTAGGTATTAAATTTCCAGCACCATCTGGCGATACGTATTTAGAAAAATTTATAATGAATTCGTGGATGCCTTTTAGTTTACATTCGGAAATAGAAATTCCAATAAATCAAATTATTACTATGTCTGATATAGACGATCAATTGACTTCTAGATATAATGAATATATAATGTTTAGAGATCGTGATTTTGATGACGACGAACCGAGCCTAGAAAATATGTCTGAGGATTTATTTTTTGGGGACAATATTACAGATGGAGATGATGATGGCGGAAACGACGACGAAGAAACCGAAGAAGATCAAGATGACGAATACGAAGGACCCCCTTTTGGAAGTACTGGAAGAAACAAACGAACTTTGCATTGAACCAGTAATTCCTAAGTCTTCGCATTACATAAACAATAAAGATTTTTTACAAGCATTAATTGAATATAGACAAGCTATAGATGATGCTGTTGCTCAGGGGAAGGAAATTCCTAGAGTAACAAATTACATCGGAGAATGCTTTATAAAAATTGCAACCCATTTATCATATAAATCGAATTTTATAAATTATTCTTTTCGTGATGATATGATATCGGATGGTATTGAAAACTGTTTAACCGCAGCAACAAAATTTGATCCAACAAAGGGATCTAATCCTTTTGCATATTATACTCAAATTATATTCTTTGCATTTATTAGACGCATTCAAAAAGAAAAGAAACAACAAGCAACTAAATATAAGTTAATGGAAAATATGGATTTGGATTCTATTATTGCTAATGCAGGGGATTCTGAAACGGGTAGACAGTTAGTTGATTATATCAAAATGCAATTAGATGGTATTGATCCTGATAAAAAATTGGTTCCATCTGAACTAAAAGCCAAGAAAGCTAGAAAGGCTAAATTGGAAGAAGAAATGCTTGACAACTCGGACGATTCTATATTAGAATAGTCTATATAAAATATCAATGAGGTTTTGTTATGAGTAAACTAAAAATTGCTGAATTGTTCTATTCAATTCAGGGTGAGGGTCGTTATATGGGCGTACCTTCGGTATTCCTTAGAACCTTTGGGTGTAATTTTACATGCGGTGGCTTTGGAATGCCTCCAGGAGAAAAGAGCGATGAGCGTTTTAAAGTTGTTGCAGAAAACTATACTAGCTATAATCAGTTACCGCTTGTCCATACTGGATGTGATTCATATGCTAGTTGGGATGTTAGGTTTAAGCATCTTAGTCCCGTTCTTGATACTGTGGCCATTACGGATGCTATTATCGAAATGTTACCGAACAATGATTGGGGAGACGCGCATCTCGTTATTACGGGAGGCGAACCTTTACTCGGTTGGCAGCGGGGGTTTCCCGATCTATTAGAAGATCCTCGCAATAAAAACAAACTAACAGAACTTACATTTGAAACAAATGGCACGCAGCCATTAACTGAAGAGTTCTATTCATATCTTTTTGAAGAATTTACTCGCTTCGGCAGAGATTATAGTAATTTAACATTCTCCGTATCTCCTAAACTATCTGTTTCGGGTGAATCTTGGGAAGAAGCAATATGCCCTGATATTATAGTAGAATATCAATCTGTCGGTTATACATACCTCAAGTTTGTTGTTGCAACTGAGGATGATGTTAAAGAAGCAGAAAAAGCTGTACAACAATATAGACAAGCTGGATTCTCAGGTCCTGTTTATTTAATGCCGGTTGGTGGTACAGAACAAACGTATTATCTAAATAATCGCCGTGTCGCAGAATTGGCAATGGCTAAGGGATACCGATATTCAGATCGTCTTCAAATTCCTCTTTTCAAGAATGCTTGGGGAACTTAATCTTATAAATAATAATGTTACATAAAGGTAACAAATTTCAATCATCATATCCGCGTAAGGAAGGATTCTAAATGTCATATAATAAAACAAAAACCGACCCTGTATTGGGTGAACAAGTACATCAACATCTAGTAAAGATGGGAGTTGAGACTCCTACATTTTCTTTGATTATGGATCGAAAAGATAAAATTGCAGAAATTGAAAAATCGTTTTCTCATATTATGCAAGTATTGGGTTTAGATTTAAGTGATGATTCGCTTAATGAAACTCCTAAACGAGTTGCAAAAATGTATGTAAACGAAATCTTCTGGGGTTTAGACTATGAAGCATTTCCAAAATGTACTACTGTAAATAATAAAATGCAGTATAACGAAATGGTGTGTGAGCGTAATATCAACGTACAAAGCAACTGCGAACACCATTTTGTAGTTATTGATGGACTCGCAACCGTTGCTTATGTTCCTAAAGATAAAGTATTGGGCCTTTCTAAAATTAATCGTATTGTAGAATATTTTAGTAAGCGTCCGCAAATTCAGGAACGTCTAACAGAACAAATTTTTCATACATTACAGTTTATTCTGGATACTGAAGATGTTGCTGTTATGATTGATGCTCAACATTATTGTGTTAAGAGCCGAGGTGTTGAAGATACCGGAAGTTCTACAGTAACTGTTAGATTGGGTGGAGGATTTAAATCTGATCCTGCTGCTAGAAATGAATTTTTAAGTATTGCGAGAATGGGTAAAAAATAATGACAGTCAATATTATGATCGACTTGGAGACAATGTCTACAAGATCAAATGCTGCGATTTGTTCTATCGGTGCGGTAAAATTTGAAAACGATCAAATTCTTGATACGTTTTACTGCACCATAGATCTCAAATCGTGTAAAGAAGCCGGACTACACATTTCTAAAGATACCGTGCAATGGTGGTCAGAACAAAATAAAGAAGCACTAAAAGAACTTACTAAAAATAATATTTCTTTGGAAGAAGCTTTAACTAAGTTTTCTGAATGGTATGGTAAAAAGAGTCTACCTACTTGGGGTAATGGTGCAGGTTTCGATAATGTTGTTTTAGAAAACGCATATCTTGCTATTGGTAAAGTTCGCCCCTGGAAGTTCTGGGATGATCGTTGCTATAGAACAATGAAGAATATGCTACATTGGATCGATGCTGATAGTCGAGAAGGAACATACCACAATGCTTTAGATGATGCTATGTATCAAACTAAGCATTTGATTAAAATTATGGGGTAATTTATGTACTTTAGCAAAAGAATTGCTTTTTGCATTAGTGATCAACACCTAGTGCCGCATGGCGGCATTGGGCAATTTGCTAAAGGGTTTGTCGAGATGTCCAACACACTAGGTTGGAAAGTCGATATTATTCTCGATAAACCTGCCACTAATGATTTTTCTAAATTGGTAGAGTCGCTCGGTGCCAATATAATTTCCCCTAAGGAATGTCTATCTTATAAAAATCATACCGGAACATTTGCATTTTCTGACACGATGAATTTTGAGAAGATGCTAAATTTTAGAAATGCTATAATGCAGGCATTTACTACAAATATCTATGATATGATTGTTTGTAATTCCCCAGACAGTATGCCCGCGGCGTTATCCTTTGACCTTGCAAAATATATTCCTGTTGTATTTTATACTCACGAAGAGAGTATGGTATTCCGAGATACCAGAAAATTTAAAGGTGTCTTTGTTGAGAGTTGTAACGAATTCTTCAATAATATGATGCGCTTAGATAATGCATTTGTAGGTACACAATCAATTAGAAATAAGATTGAGATTGAAAAGAATGGTGGTACAAATGTTATGCGTCTAAGCATGCCTATGTCTGAAAGAAAATTATTAGATTATAATTTTGATGATTCTCGCGAGGGAGTCTTGTATATCGGTAGATGGGAAGATCGTAAAAATCCAGAAGCATTTTTGAAGGTAATTAAAGAAACAAATTTACCTGCAAAAATTATGACCAATGCCAACGGCAAAAGAAAATTTGAAGCTAGGTTAGCAGAACTAAAGATTGAAAACTACGAAATTAAAGCAAGTATCGTAGGTGAAGAAAAAGTAAAATTTATTCAATCTGCAAGAGTTCATTTTAATCCTTCATTGCGAGAAAACTATCCGTTTACATTCTTTGAATGTCTCGGCAATATGCCTTGTGTAGTTATAGATAAATCAGAATGGGTAACCAATTTTGATTCTAAATACTATGCTAGAGTTCCTTTAGATGAAGCAGCAGATGCAGTAAGGACAGCTTATAAAATTACACCCAAGAAATGGTATGATTTTGGCGCATCACAATATGTTAAAGATTTAGATGATAATACTGCAAAGCAATGGTCTGATTTCTTGAGTAATTTTAAACCTTCGGCATCTTCAAAATCTGATGCTGCTAAGATTAATGATTATGATACTGTTAAGTATACTCAGTTTATACAAGACTTAAAAAGGACAACTGTTGCTATAGATGATGTCAAATCTGTATTGACAAACAAGCATAAGTATAATATAATTTATACTAATGAGAACTCCTATCTATCTAAAGACCCGGATTTCAAACCTGTAGAAAACGAAGATAATAATTTGGAAAATTTGTTTATATGAACCGTACTTTAGAATATGTTATTTCTGGCCCAGCATATCTGCGCCTTGGCTCTGAGCAATGTAACGAGCCAGAAACTCTTGATATGATTAAGAGTATGATAGACAGAACTGTACATAATAAAAACAGTCATGAATTTTCTTTATTGTATAATGGATTTACGGAAAAGAATTTTGGAGAGAAACTGCAAAAGTATCGCCCTGTAGTTAAGAACATCCATGCTGACTCTGGCGGATTACAGATTATTACTCGCGGACTTCCTAATTCCCCAGAGATACGAGATAAAGTTTTTACCAATCAGGCAACATATGCAGACATTGGTATGTCTTTTGATGAGATTCCTGTAAAGACAACAAATTCAAGCGGAACCAGTTCCAAGATAGATACAAGACAAAGATACTTTGATAAGGATAATTTTGAAAACTATGCAAGACAAACCGGCAAAAACGCCCGATCTCAAATTGAAAGATATGTTGAGCTTGGCAGCAATTGTCGCCCTTTCGTTATTATCCACGGTGCTGATCATAACACATACTGCGACTGGGCAAACTATATCCTAGATGAGGTTGGCGACTTAAAAGATAAAATCGGCGGAGTCGCTATGGGATCTGCTGCATTGGGTATGGGTCAATTAGAAGACGTTAAACGTGCATTCTATGTAAATCTATTACCCTTCGAAAGACCATTTCATTTACACGTTCTGGGAGTAGGCGCTCTTCGGCGTATGCTTCCTTACTTGCTATTTTCTCAGACCGGCATTTATAAAGACATTGCAATCTCGTATGACTCTACAACTCATTCTATGTCTTTAGATAACGGTTTGTTTTATTTCTCTTATAGTAAGAAAACTAAAAATGGATACGGCGGATCATCTGTAAAGATGGGGCGCCCATTCTCAAACATCTACAATAATGTTGTTGAAGAAATTAATACGGTTTGCGGTACAGAATTTACAGCAAAAGATTTCCATAAACTTATGAATATTTCTGTTGGTCAGTATATTGAAGATGGTGGAAAATTTATAGACATTATGCAAGCTAGATTGGGCTTCATCTTAACTAACGTGCATAATTTTACCAGAGATGTAGAATCTCTAATGTCGAATAAAGAAGCATTCTTGCGTTTTTGTCGAGATAAAAAATGCGAAAATGAATATGCTACATTATTCGAAGTAAAAAATATTGATGACTTTTTATATTGGGAAAAGCATGTAGGAAAGTTTATGGAATCCGAACCCGTAAACCATGCACCACCTGTTTCACTTGAGGATTTATTCGCATGATTACTAAAAGATTAATTGAAGTTACATTTCAAAAAGAGGGTATTCATAAGTACCCTGCGGCCCTTACTGATCCGAAACTAAAAGAAGTTGAATTCTTGGGTTATCCTCATAGACATATTTTTCATTTTAAAGTATCGTTAGAAGTATTTCATAATGATCGTGATGTGGAATTCATCTTGTTTAAGCGAGAGCTTGAGGCATTGTATGGTAACAATACTTTGAATATCGACTTTATGTCTTGTGAGATGTTGGCAGAAGAATTGATTAAATATATTTCTGAAAAGTATCCAAATCGAGACATGGTTGTTAAGGTTTATGAAGATGATGAAAACGGTGCGATCCTGCAATATACTGCACCTGTTCGTTTTGAGGAAAATATGAAATGAGAAAACTATTTTATATGGGCTTAGAACCATACGAAGGTAGATATACTTTGCAATTGCAACAATGGTCTGAAAAGGCATTCCAACGCAGAGGTATTAACTATGAGGTTATTCATGGAGAATTGCTAGATAACAGTAAAGCTATTGTCACTGGTCAAGTACTAGATGCCCATGGTCGTAGTTATTATTCGTTGACTCAGATGGCCGCACTTGTTAAGAAAATGAAACAAGGTGAAATTACGAGTAACGATGTTATTTTCTTTGAGGATATGTTTACTCCTGGCATTGAGTCTTTGCCATATATTATGGATCAGTGTGGATATGAAAATCGTCCTCATGTCTATGTTCGTTGTCTTGCTCAGACTATTGACCCAGATGACTTTCTGCATGTCTGGGGTATGCAAGGTTGGATGCGTAAATATGAAGAAATGGTTATTCCTTGGGCATCTGTATTGGCTACCAATGAAGAAATGGTTGCCCATATGAAAATTGCCGGCTGGGATAATGCACACATCTATAATATTTCTGGATTGGCTTTTGATAAAGAAGAAGTACAATCTAGAGTATCTGTTATTCCAAAATGGGAAGATAGAAAAGATCGAGTAGTATTTGCTGCAAGATTTGATCAAGAAAAGCAACCGCATTTCTTTATGGACTTAATTGAAGAATATCAAAAAATTAATTCTGATGTAGAATTTGCTGTTCTATCTGGAGGAGATTTAAAATCTAATGATTCTTCCACTGTGGCAAGAGCAAGACTAATGCAGGCTGACGGCAAATTAGTAATCTATGAAAACTTAAAAAAGAATGAATATTACGAAATTCTTGCAAATTCTAAAGTTCTATTTAATTGCGCTTTACAAGATTGGGTAAGTAATACTGCATCCGAAGCAGATGCTCTGGGAACAAATTGTCTATATCCTGCATATCGTTCTTTCCCTGAGACATTTGCAAATGATCATAAATGTTTGTATATACCTTGGTCTATGTCTGATGCTTTGGAAAAATTAGAATCTCTATTAGATTTACCTAATGCTAATATGGGTAAATTATCAGATTGGACAAGTTCAACCATTGACCGTTGTATAGATATTATGACTAACGATCCCGATTCTTTTAAATGGGATAGAAATGATAACACCTATAGACAAGAGGTTTCTTATGCAAAATACTAAAAAGATTATTGTAACAGGTGCTGCTGGTTATATCGGTGGCCAAATTTGTATCGAACTAAAGAAAAAGGGATATTTTGTAATTGGTGTGGATATTCGAGAAAAAGAACATCTAATGCCTTATTATGATATTTTTCTAAAAGACAATTTTGCAAGTACTAGATCATATAGATTACTTTCAGAACATAATATTGATGCGATTGTTCATTGTGCTGGAACAAGTTTAGTTGGTCCAAGTTTAAAAAGCCCTAGTATGTATTTCTTCAATAATGTTGAAAATACCCATAATTATCTAAACGTAATTAAAAATTGCTCTAAGCATACCAAATTTATTTTTAGTAGCAGTGCTGCAGTATATGGAATTCCTAAAGGCCCCTTAACAGAAACGCATCCTACGGATCCTATCTCTCCTTACGGTGATAGTAAGATGATGGTTGAAAGGATGCTTTCTGCCTATAATAAAGCATATGGTATAAAATTTGTCGCATTTAGGTATTTTAACGCTTGCGGAGCAGATGAAGAAGGTTTACATGGGCAAGAAAAAAATGCTACTCATATCCTTGCTAAATTGTTTGAATGTGCTAATACGCCAGATGGGATGTTCTCAATTTACGGTGTTGATTATGATACAAGAGATGGTACCTGCATAAGAGATTATATTCACGTTCAAGATATTGCAGACGCACATATTATGGCTATTGACAATAATATGGAAGGTATATATAATATTGGATCGGGTAGCGGTTGGTCTAATTTAGAAGTACAGACAATGGTCGAAAAATATCTTAATAAAAAATTAGTAACAACTTTTGAACCTCGACGAGAAGGCGATCCGGCAACGCTTATAGCGAATCCGGATAAATTGTATTCATTAGGATTTACACCTAAGAGAGTATTTTACGATATTATAAAATCTTTAGCTGTCTGGTACGAGAGCAGAAATTATAATAAATAATCCACAGAGGTCTTAGGCATCATCCCTCTTTAAATATTCTGCTGCCATCAAACTCACTCAAATATTAGGGGCAAGAGATGGCAAAATTTTACTCAACAAAAACTTATGGTAACGACAGAGGACTTTCTTGTTGTTTTAGACAATGGAAAGCAAATCATTCGCATTGTTCCACATTGCATGGTTATTCTATCGGTATAAAACTTATTTTTGAATGCGATACGTTAGACGATAAAAACTGGTGTATGGATTTCGGGGGATTGAAGCAATTTAAGGCATGGGCAGATCATATGTTTGACCACACATTGATTATTGCTGAAGATGATCCTCACCTTGAATTCTTTAAGCAAATGGCATTAATTGATACCGATTGGACTTTGCCTGAAGCAACACCGGGCGAAATGATAGCCGAAAGAAATAATTTTGAACCATATCAAAGAGGTTCTTTATGCGATCTGCGTATTGTTGAAGGTGTCGGTTGTGAGATGTTTGCTAAGATGGCATTTTATGCTATGCAAAGAATATTGGAAAACCTAAAAGAAGGTGGACCTAGAGAAGGTAGATATCCTATTAATCCTTCGGTGAGAATTAAGAGTGTAGAAGTTTTTGAGCATGGTTCAAACTCTGCAATTTACGAAGGATAACAAATAGGAGCGGTTCTCAGATGAAATCGTTTTGGCGAATCTGGGTGAAAGCATTAAATAATGAATCGGATGTAGAAAAAAAATTTATTAACTATATCCGAACTTTAATTGTAGTAACAACTATTATTACTAATATTGTTATAGTTGCAGGTGTTATCCGACACTGGTAATATCTGATAGGAAAAATATATGAAAGTTGCTTTAATAACTGATACGCATTTTGGTGCTAGATCAGATTCAATTGCATTTGATCAATACTTTAAAAAATTCTATGATACTATATTTTTTCCCGAATTAAAGAAAAGAAAAATTGATCACGTTATTCATTTAGGAGATGTGTTTGATAGAAGAAAATATATTAACTATCAAACACTAAAATCATGTAAAGAATATTTTTTCAGTAAATTAATTGAAGAGAATATTACTTGTTATATGATGGCGGGCAATCATGATACATATTACAAAAATACTAACTTAGTAAATTCGTTAGATTTGTTATTACATGAGTATAATAATATTCATGTTTTAGATACGCCGCAAACTATTACGTTAGACGTTCCTGTATTTGTTGTGCCTTGGATTTGTGCTGACAATTATAAAGATACTATGGACGAGATGGAAAAATCTCCTGCCGATATTTGTTTAGGCCATCTCGAATTATCAGGATTTTCTATGTTTAAAGGACAGGAAAATCATGATGGCATGGATCCTTCAATATTTAAGAAATTTAAGTTTGTAGGTTCCGGGCATTTCCATCACAAGAGTAGTAAATCAAATGTACACTATTTAGGTAATCCATATCATTTATTCTGGGGCGACTATGGTGATGATAGGGGATTTCATATACTGGATACTAAAACACTTGATTTAGAATTTATTAAAAATCCATATACATTGTTTCATAAAATTAGTTATGATGATAAAGAAAATAGTATGTTTCATTATGATGGGTATGATGTTTCTGAACTTGCAGGTGCTCAAGTTAAATTGATTGTAGTAAATAAAACAGACTTTGCTCAGTTTGATAGATTAGTCGAACGAATTTATAAAGTAAATCCATTAGAATTAAAAATCATAGAAGACTTTTCAGAATTCGAAACCGAAGCCATAGACGAAACTTATGAGTTTGAAGATACAATGACTATGCTATCTAGTTATGTTGAGAGTATTGAAACCGATGTTGACAAAGAAAAGCTTAAAGGAATATTAAAAACATTATATGTTGAAGCGCAGCATTCTGAAGAACTATGATAAAATTCAAAAGTATTAAATGGAAAAATTTCCTATCTACAGGAAATCAATACACCGAAGTATTGCTTGATAAATCTACAACCACTTTAGTTATCGGGGAAAATGGCGCAGGTAAAAGTACGATTCTAGATGCCATTTGTTTTGTTCTTTTTAACAAACCTTTTAGGAATGTTAATAAGCCACAGCTTATGAATACTATTAATAGTAAAAATTTGGAAGTACAAGTAATATTTTCAATTGGTAAAAAAGAATATAAAGTTATACGGGGAATCAAACCTGGTATTTTTGAAATCTATTCTAATGATCAATTACTAAATCAAGATGCTGCATCTAAGGACTATCAAAAGTATCTTGAAGATAGTATTTTAAAATTAAACTATAAATCTTTTACTCAGATTGTTATTCTGGGGTCCGCATCGTTTACTCCGTTTATGCAATTACCTTTGGGACATCGAAGAGAAATTATTGAAGATATTTTAGACATTCAAATATTTTCTATTATGAATGGGGTTCTTAAAAATAAAATTCTTGAAAATAAAACCAACATCACGGATATTGATACCCGGCTCGAGATGGAAAAAATGCGTATTAAAATGCAACAAGAATATATTAAAACTCTTGAAAACGATAAGAATAAAAAGATAACTGAGGTAAATGCTTTAATAGAAACTGCTACTACAGAAATCAATACGATAGAGCAAGGTTTAACAGTTATTGCAGAATCTATTAAGAATTTAGAAGATACTATTTCCGATGAAACTGAATACTCCAATAAAAAGACTAAGCTAATTGATATCAATAAAAAGCTAATACAAAAAATTAATAGTGCCAGGCAGGAAATTGATTTTTATAGTAATCACGATAATTGCCCCACTTGCAGCCAAACACTATCAGAAGATTTAAAAACTTCTCATATGGAATCTCACAATAAAAAGATTGTGGATATTGAAGCCGCTCTAACAGAAATGGAAACTCAATCATCTGCTATAGAAAATCGCCTTAATGAAATTGAAAAAGTTAAAAAGCAAATTGCAGAATTAAATACCGAATCTATTAAGCAAAACAATCAAATTATTGCTGGACAAAATTATATACGCAAGCTGCAAAAAGAAATTATAGATACTTCTAGTAATATTGGTAATATTTCTGAGGAAAAAACAAAACTAAAGAGCATGGCGAAAGAAGCAGTTGCTCTTACGGAAAAGAAAGGCGAATATACTAAAGAAAAACACTATTTAGATATCGCAAACGTATTACTAAAAGATACCGGAATTAAGACAAAAATTATTAAACAATATTTACCTGTTATAAATAAATTAGTAAATAAGTATTTGTCGGCAATGGATTTCTTTTGCCATTTTGAATTGGATGAATCTTTTAATGAAGTTATAAAGTCTAGACATCGCGATGAGTTTTCTTATGCCTCTTTTAGTGAGGGCGAGAAACAACGTATTGACCTGGCATTGTTATTCACATGGAGAACGATTGCAAAGATGAAGAATAGCGCCAGCACAAATCTTTTGTTGTTGGATGAAGTATTCGATTCATCTTTAGATTCAAACGGTACAGATTATGTTATGAACCTATTGAATACATTAGGAGATGAAACCAATGTATTTGTTATTAGTCACAAAGGTGATTTATTATTTGATAAATTCCGAAGTGTTGTTAAATTTGAAAAACACCAAAACTTTTCGAGGATTGCATGATTGATTTGAAAAATTTAGAATTAGTACCGGAAACTCATTCCGCACTATACATACCCCCAGCAAAATTCGATTTTAATGGACCGATTCCTGCACAAGAATTGGCAGATCTATTATTTGATAAAATTCACAGATATAAGGCAGTTGGTTTAGCAGCAAATCAATTGGGGTTACCTGTTAGTGTATTTGTTATATCCCATCAAGATTTTAGATTGGATGTATTTAATCCAACTATTATACAAACTTCTGAGGATACATGGGAAGCAGAAGAGGCATGCTTGTCTTTTCCTTTGGTTGCAGTAAAAGTTAAAAGACCAAAGACTGTGGTTGCAACATACCAAGATGTTACCGGAGAAACTAGAACAGTAACATTGAGTAATTTTACTGCTAAAATATTCTTACATGAATATGATCATATGGTAGGTATGACAATGAAACAACGAGTCTCTCCTTTGAAATGGGATGTGGCTTCACGTAAAAGAAGAAAACTTGATATTAAACTTAGGAGAAATAAGAATGTGGCAACTACACACGCACAAAGTCAATAGTTATTGTTATTATGAAAATGCTTTTGATGCAGATCAGGTCGAGGGCATTATTAGACATGGTAGTGGTTTAGACATGACGCCCGCAAAGGTTGGTGGGGCAGAGGACAAGCCAGGTGGCTCTATTGTTGAGGAAATAAGAAAAACCGAAATTTCTTGGATTCATCCTTCTGAGGATACTGCTTGGTTATATAGAATTCTCACAGACCATATTCATAGAGCAAATCAAGAATGGTTTCAATTTGATTTAGATACAATCGAATCACTACAATATTCTGTATACGAACCCGGCGGATTTTATGACAAGCACGTTGATATGCATCATATCGGTCCAGGAAAAACTCCAAGAAAGTTGAGCTTCACTGTTCAACTTTCTGACCCTTCAGAATATGAAGGTGGGGATATGCTTATTCATAATATGCACAACCCTTGGCCAATTGCTAAACAAAAGGGTGGTATTACTTTCTTCCCGTCTTATGTTTTACATGAAGTGACACCTGTAACAAAAGGTACACGTAAAGCATTGGTGGGTTGGATTCTTGGACCAGCATTCAAATGAGTAAGATCCCTTTAGAATATTACGCAGGCGCTCATGACTTTGGATTCACCGCAGTCAATGAAACCGACTTGGTTGATCCATTTATAAGCGAAGTCAATTCAAATAACGATGCCAAGTTAAAATCAAAACTTCAGCAACTTGAACAGATGATACTACCTCTGCTTGTGAATTTGACCAAGAATCCTGAAAAGGAATATATACATTGGCCAAATAGAGTAGAAAAGATCGAACAACAAATCGAAAAAATCTTGGCTATCACGCGTTCCGAATAAAAAATGCTTGACATCTGCTCCTATAGGCTTTATAATAAAGAAAAGTTCTATAGGAGTAGATATGCTAGTACAATCTAAATCAATTCTTGCGAAGCTTCTTGCCAAAGAGAATATTCGCATTGAACATAAAAAAGTAGCAACAGCTTACTTTGATCTTTCTGCACGGCTTTTGGTGTGCCCTATCTGGAAAGATATGTCCCCTGAACTTTATGACCTTCTCATGGGTCACGAAGTCTCTCATTGCCTACATACTCCACCTGCGGGTTGGCACGATGCTATCAAGCAATATTCTGGAGGTTTTAAAACTTACCTGAATGTCATTGAAGACGTTCGAATCGAACGTAAAATTAAAGATCTCTATCCTGGCTTGAAGCCTTCATTCTTTGCTGCGTATGAAGAATTGACAGCCAAAGAATTCTTTGGTCCATCTAGACTTATTCAATCTGAATTTCTTCCATTAATTGACCGAATCAATTTACACTTTAAGATTGGACCATTTGCAAATATCTATTTCTCTGATGAAGAAAAAGTATTTGTAGATAAAATCTTAAAACTTGAAACTTGGGAAGATGTTGTTAGTATTTCTAAAATACTTTTTGAGATGGGTAAGGAAGAAAAATCTAAACTTAAACAAATGCTAGATGAGCTTGAGGAAGAGCTTGAAAACATGGGAGGTAGTTCCGATAATCTAGATGATTTTGATGATTTCAATTCTGATGATTTTGGCGACGATTCCGAAAAAGAAGAATTAGAAGATAAAATTAGTACTCTTAAAGAAGTACTTGAACGTATGTCATCTAAGGATGGTAAAGATGATGAAAACGAAGAAGAAGACTCTGAAGAATCCTCTTCTATTACTGATAAAATTTTTCGTAATAAAGAATCAGATTTGCTTGATGCAAAATCCCGCCCTTACATCTACGGAAATTTGCCTGAAATGAAACTAGATGCTATTGTTGTTCCTTATAAAAAGGTTATACAACAAGATAGTTTTTCAAAAGTTACAGAATATCTTGATGTTAGTAAATCTGAACAGGAGCTGGAAAGTTTAGCTACTGCAGAAATTTCGCAGATATACAAAACTTTTATGGATGCTAATAAAAATTATATTTCATACTTAATTAAAGAGTTTGAACTTCGTAGGAATGCAAAGCAATATGCCCGAGCAGCAACTGCAAAAACTGGAGCAATTGATGTCAAAAAGGCATATACTTATCAATACAATGCGGATATCTTTAAACGGGTAACTACAGTACCGAAAGGCAAAAATCACGGATTGCTGATGTTTATTGATTTTTCTGGTTCTATGACTGACAACATCCGGGCAACAATCGAACAGACAATTATTCTTGCAATATTTTGTAGAAAAGTTAATATCCCGTATCGAGTATTTTCATTTTCGGATGAGCCAGGATCGCATTCTATTTACTTTCCTACCCAACCTTTACGAGCAGGATATGGAAACTTTGCTAATAGTTATAAGTTTTCTGAAACCATTGGTGATTTGCATTTCGATAATAGTTCTTTTTTCCTTGCAGAATATCTTAGTAGCACTATGAATACTGCTGATTTTAATAGAGCAGTTAAACTATTACTGGGACTAGGGTCTACTTATTATCGAAGAATGCAGCCTCCACCAAAAATTCGATGTAATTCTGAAGCACATATTATGAATGGTACTCCTTTGGTTGAAGCTACCGCGGCTGCAATTGAAATAACTAAGCAATTTAAAACCAATTATAAATTAGATATTGTTAATACAATTTTCTTGACAGATGGCGAAGGCAATAGAACACCAGGCATCATTAAAAATATAGAAGAGTTTAGTTATGCTGGTAGTAAATATAAAAAATATACTTATACGGATCCTAAACCATCATATACCAGAGATCCTCTTCTAGATAATAACTTAGTTATTACAGATAAGGCTACGGGAATTCGTGGTAGTAAAAAACCTAATGAAAGAACAGAAGTTGCTTTATTGGATATTTTAGCTAAATCTACTGGATCAAATGTTATTGGGTTTTATATTATGCCTAAGCCGTCACCTAATCGTTTGATACACTATGTAGAACGTATGGGTAAATTTATGTCATCTAATACTGCAAACGAAGCTGCAAAATCTATTAAAAATTCGAAGTTTGCCGCAATACAAATGCCGGGATATAAGATGCAGTTTGTTCTTCCTGGAGAATCATCTCTAGATCTAGATGACGAGGAACTTGAAGTAGGTAAGGATGCAAGTGTCTCTGATTATAGAAAAGCATTTCTAAAAATGCAAAAAACAAAGCAAACAAATCGAGTATTTTTGAACAAATTTATTGAGCAAATTGCTTGACAAGATTTGTGTTTGAATATATAATTAATTATTATCATGATGAAAGGTGAACTATGTCTAAATCTTTTTATAGTGCGGCTCAGCGTATTGAATTGATCAATTGTTTGATTGCTGATAATGGTCCTAAGGTAACTAAAGACCAGATTGTTTCTTATACTACAAAGAATAATCTGCCTAATCCGCATTTCTTGGTTAGCAATTCTAAGATTAAACAAGGAAAAATTTATAACCTAAATATGTTGATTGCCGACAATACGCAAGAAAGCACTGTAACTAATATGAAAGAACAAGAACAATCTCCAGAATTGGCACCAGTTGTACAATTGCGTCAGAAAAAGCTTATCACAGAAGTTGATGATCTTATTCCTAGTACAAATAAAGATTACGTTCCTTTTGGTTTTTATAAACAAATGGAAAAGATTGTAAAATCTAATTACTTCTATCCTGTCTTTATTACTGGTCTGTCTGGTAATGGTAAGACTACTATGGTTGAACAAGTTTGCGCTAAACTAAAACGAGAATGTATTCGTGTCAATATTAGTATCGAAACAGATGAAGATGATTTGATCGGTGGTAGCACTCTTGTCGATGGTAATATTACTTATCGAGAAGGTCCTGTTATTACTGCGATGCGTCGCGGCGCAATTCTTTTGATTGATGAAATTGATCGCGGATCGAATAAACTGATGTGTATGCAATCTATTCTTGAAGGTAAACCCTTGTTCAATAAAAAGAACGGAGATGTTATTTATCCCAAAGAAGGTTTCAATATTATTGCTACTGCTAATACTAAGGGTAAAGGTACCGAGGATGGTCGATTCATTGCAGCGCAAATTCTAGATGATGCTTTCTTGGAACGCTTCCCTATTACTGTAGAACAGGAATATCCCTCTGCATCAATTGAGAAGAAAATTATTATGAATTTTATGAAATCTCATGATACGGTTAACGAAGAATATGCAGACCGTTTGATTGCTTGGGCAGGTATCATTCGTAAGACTTTTGAAGAGGGTGGTGCAGATGATCTTATTAGTACTCGTCGATTGCTTCATATTGTTCAAGCATATAAAATCTTTGGACGTGAACTAGATGCAATTCAATATTGTATTAATCGCTTTGATACAGATACAAAGAATGCTTTCCTTGATCTTTATACAAAGATGAATAGTAAGGAAGAGCCAGAAGTAGAGAATGTAATCGAAGAAGAAGGAGCGAAGGGTGCTCCAGTTGTAGATGATATTCCGTTTTAATAATTAATTTGAAAAAATAGGGTGCGCAAGCACCCTATACCTATTATGACTCTTTTAAATACTGTATATGTAAAAAATTTATTTGGTTATGGATATCTGGGAAATACTATACAAGCTCTTTCCAATGCATATTATCTAGCATTGCGATTTAATAAAAGTATTATTTACCCGAAACACCCTTTATTGTATGATACCAATATTGGTGTTAATCTTATTCCTGGTCAAGATGATTCTAATCTATTTTTTAATGACCTTTTCTTTTTTGAAGGTGACGGTAAACAATATGACTTTAATGTACCTCATCTAAATTATTGCAGAAAACAAATCTGCGAAAAGAACATTCGTCCATTGTTAAAATTGAGCCCTACCGGACAAGAACTGGATGATAATACTCTTGTAATACATATTAGAACAGGGGATATTTTTACGCCGAATAATCCATATGGTATTATGACACCGAATCCAATGGCATACTACGATTATCTATGTAAACAGTATGCCAAAATAATCGTAGTTTGTCAGGATCGAATGAATCCTGTTATAAATAAATTAGAAGAATATAAAAATGTAATTATATTCGAATCATCTAATATAATGGAATCATTTGATCTTCTGCTTAATGCAAAAAATTTAGCAACATCTGGGGTGTCCACATTTGGATATGCAGCTGCATTATGCTCCGAAAAAATTCAAAAGCTCCATGCAACAAATATTACTGCATCTGGACAATTAAATTATGAAATGCTTATTGGTAAAATTGATGTGGAATTATTTGAAATAGATTTAGTAAATTATATTCCCGAAAATAGTTGGTCTGCAAGACCAGAACAAATTGAAAAAATTCTTAGTTACACGCAACCTCATTTGGATGTGTATAAATTTATAAAAACTTGAATGGAGATTTAATGAAAGTTGCTTTGATTACCGGTATTACCGGACAAGATGGATCTTATCTAGCAGAATTACTATTGGAAAAAGGTTACCAAGTACATGGTATCGTCCGACGAAGTTCTTCGATTAATACTGGTAGGATTGATCATCTGTATAAAAATCCCAATTTGAAATTACACTATGGAGATGTTACGGATTCTCTATCGTTGATGAATGTTCTTAAAAAATATAAACCCGACGAAATCTATAATCTTGCTGCACAAAGTCACGTTAAAGTTTCTTTCGAAACACCTGAATATACTGGTATGGTCGATGGCTTGGGTACGCTTAAGATTTTGGAATCGGTTCGATTGCTTGATATGCAAAAGACTACTAAAATTTATCAGGCATCTACTTCTGAACTATATGGTAAAGTTCAAGAAATTCCTCAAACAGAAACAACTCCATTCTATCCCAGATCCCCATATGGTGTGGCTAAATTATATGGTTATTGGATTGTAAAGAACTATCGTGAGTCGTATGATATGTTCTGCTGCTCAGGTATTCTTTTTAATCATGAATCTCCTCGTCGAGGTTATAACTTTGTTACTAAGAAGATTACGGATGCTCTTTTTAATATTAGCCAGGGCAATCAAGAATGTCTATATCTAGGTAATATGAATGCCCTTCGTGATTGGGGTCATGCTAAAGATTACGTTCGAGCAATGTGGATGATGCTACAGCAAGACAAAGCAGATGATTTTGTTATCGCAACAGGTAAACAATATTCTGTTCGAGAATTTGTAGAAGAATCCGCACCATATTTTAATATGAATATTCGGTGGGAAGGATCTGGTCTGGATGAGGTTGGTATTGATGTCAATACAAATAAAGTAATCATTCGAGTTGATCCTAAGTATTTTAGACCCGCAGAAGTTGAAACTTTATTAGGTAATCCCACAAAGGCTAAGAGTGTACTCGGTTGGGAACCTGAATATGATTTCAAAGGGCTTGTTAAAGAAATGTGCGAATGCTATAAATGAATCATATAATTTTTATTTTATCTCACAATTCGAAGGAGTATACTGACCATGTATATTCTGCTCTTCGCAAACAAACAGATAATGTATTTGTACTTGAAAACTCTTACATTCCGGAATTAAAATTTTCTAATGAACAAACCATAGATTTGGGTTCTAATAATTTAGGAGTGGGTGGTTTTTATGATTATGTTATCAATAATTACTGCGATAAAGAAAATCTTTTTGTTGGAATTTTTAATAACGATATAACTAACATCCCAGACAATCTAATTTCTCGCGTATCGGAATACTTTAAAGAAGATGTAGGTATTATTTCCCCGGCATTAGATGATGAAGATTGTCCTAGACATTCCCCTATGCTACCAATTGGAAATGTCCCTAGAATATTGGGACCTAGACAATTTGTAGAAAATGTGGTTCCGTTTTACAATACTAAAGTATTAAAACAAATGCGGGAATTTGTGCCTGTTCACTATTATGGCTGGGTTGATATTGCTTTGTCTCTTATGTCTACGGAGATGGGACTAAAAAATGTAGTATTGGATAATTGTATTTTAACACATATTAGATCAGCCATTAGAAAAGATATGGAAAAAGTTGAT